ATTCAAGGACGGCATTCTGACCCCTATAATCCCCCCATGAACCAAAAGTTGGGATTTGAAACGTTTTGGACGGCCTACCCGAACAAAAAAGGAAAACAGCCGGCCTTAAAGAAATGGAACAGCGGGAAATATGACCCGGACATTATTTTGCCTGTGTTGGAAAAACAAAAGAAACTGCGCGACTGGGTGAAACAGGACGGGCATTTTGTACCCTTGGCCAAAACATACCTCAACCAAAAACGGTACGAGGACTGTTTGCCGCAAAGTGAGGAATACTACATCCTGAACTTTGAACACCCCCAAACGGCCCGGGAAAAGACCTTGCGGGCTTGGATAGAGGCTACGAACCCGGCCCTTTTGAAAAACGACAACCAAAAAATAAACAACGTGTTTGAAACGGACCGGGCACTGTTTGAGCAAATAGTGGCCAAATGCGGCGGTGATTTGGACTTTGCCTTTGCCGTGATGCGCCACGGGTGGCAGTTGGGCTGCAACACGATGCGCGCCATAGCCGAACGTGCGGCGGCGTACATCAATGACTTAAACGAAAAAGGAGTAAAACGATGACCAAATACAAACGGAATTTTGGCCCGGTGGAAAACAACCCTGCGCCTGCGTCGGCGGGGAACCAGTGCCAGTTTTGCGGTAAAAACGGGCGGTGTGCCGTGCCGGTGTTTATCCGCAAGGAGCCAACGGCCCCCGCGCAAGTGGTTTGCTACAAGGTGGTGTGCGTTTTTTGTGGAAATATCCAGCAAGTAGCAGATACGGACAAGGACGGAAAGACCGTCCGCCGCCCGGCCTTTTTTGCCTATGGCACCGGGCGGGGCATTTTGACCACCTTGCGTAATTTTTTCCTGCCGCCGGACCTGTATGCCACACCGGACGGAAAAGCCGATGTGGGGCTTAAAGTACGGCTGATTCGCGCACTGTTGCGCCTGCAAGTAGCGCGACCTACGGAACGGGAATTTGGCCTGCGTGAAGTGTATGACGAGTACAAAAAAGAAAATCGGTAGCCCCGTTTGCTTTTTGGACGGATTTACGCTGCGCCATGGCGTGGTGCTGGGCGGGCGGTGTGGGGTGTGGCGAGTGCGTAGCGGCGGGCAGATTTGGCACGTGTGGGAAGATGACTTGTTTTCCTCGCCTGCCGGCGCGCGGGCGGTGTTAAATAAACTGGTGGGTTGACAAACTGCCAATTATAAATTACACTATGAGTATGAAAAAGAGCACAAAACAAATTAAAATTTATGAAACGAAAACGGGCAATAGACCCTTTTCTAAGTGGCTCAAAAAATTGAAGGACCAAGAGGCCGTAAACCGCATCCGCAAGCGGATATTAAACGCGGCGGAAGGGTATTTTGGCGACCACCGCAATTTGCCGGGTGGACTAATTGAACTGAAATTCCGCGCAGGGTGGCGGGTTTATTTGGCCGATTTTGATTATGTATGCATTATTCTGCTTTTATGCGGCGGGGATAAAAATACCGCAAAAGGGCAGCAGGCTGATATTGAACAGGCTTATGCTTACTTGAATGATTTTATGGATGGTGAATTGTATGAAAAAGACAAATAAATTAACAGCGGCGCAGTTAAAAAAATTGGCGGGATTTGCGGATTTTGAGGAAGAAACCGCCAAAGAAATGAAAAATAATCCGGCCGCGCAAAAGAAATTTTTACGCTTGGCCTTTGAAGAATATGCCCAAGACGGAAACCAAAAGACGCTCCTGCGGGCGTTGGGGCTCGTGTTGCGCGCCCGCGGTATTAGCGCATCCGCCCGTAAGGTAGGCGTAAGACGTAATACACTCTACACCGGGTTTAGTGCGGACGGAAACCCGCGCTTAAACACCTTTTTGGGCGCACTTCAAACGGTAGGGGCTGTGATTACCCTGCCCTAAACAAAAAGGCTTTACAAACCCGCTTTCCGACGGTGGAAAGCGGGTTTTGTTTTGCCCGGGTTTGACTATTTTAAGAAAATTACTTATACTATCCCTATCTGGTACGCGCCCAGCGCGTTTGATGTAAAAATTTTTGGCTTGCGAACATTTACGCTTATCGCGTTTGTGCAAAATCACAAACGAGGTGAGCGTTTTTTTATGGCCAAAAAGGGGCAACCAGTTAGCGAGGCCGTTTTTGAGAAAATAGAGCAAGAAACTAAAAACTTGCTCACCGCCGCTGTTCCCACGCCAAACAAGCAACTCTGCCTGTTTGAGGACTGGGCCGACTGGAACGCCCAAGCACGTGAAAAACACCCCAAAACACAGGCGGGGCTGACCCTTTCCCAAGAGATTTTTGCCCAACTGGTAGCCGCCGGATATACCAAGACCGAGGCCTACCGCCAAGCCTATCCAAATTGTAAGACCGAAAATTTAAATACTGTCTATCCCAAGGCCTGCCGCCTGGCAAAACTGGGCAATGTGGGGGCAAGGATAGAGGCGGTGAGAAAGCAACTGGTGGACAAGGCGTTGATGTCCCCGACGGAACTCTTCCAGCGCTTGACCGACGAGGCGCGAAACGGGGGCAAGGCGGAAATACGCCTAAAAGCGGCCGAACTGATTGGAAAAATTCACGGGCTGTTTAAGCCCGAAAAAGAAACAAGCGTCAACGTGGGCCCGGCTATTGTTGTGCAAACCATAGACTACTCCAACGCCGGGCTTCCCTCCACGGATAAGGCAACGGGTACGCGTAACCCAGACGAGGTGAAGAAATGACCTACATTACTTTGCCCCATAACTGGACCCCTCGCGCGTATCAGTTGCCTTTTTTTCGTTATTTTGCACGTGGCGGCAAGCGTGCCGTGCTGGTATGGTCCCGGCGTTTGGGCAAAGACGACGTTTGCCTGCATCAAACGGCTATGCAACTGGTAAAGACGCCGGGGACCTATTGGTTTATGCTCCCACAATACGGCCAGGCCCGCAAGGCCATTTGGGACGCGGTAAACAAGCACACCGGGCAACGCCGCATTGATGAGGCTTTCCCCAAGGAAATCCGCGCCAGCGTAAACGAAAGTGAAATGAAAATTGCGTTTAAGAACGGCAGTTTGTGGCAGGTGTGCGGGAGCGACAATTACAATGCCCTGGTGGGTTCTAACCCCGCCGGAATTGTGTTTAGCGAATATGCCCTGTCTGACCCGCAAAGTTGGGACTATTTAAAACCTATTTTGGAAGAAAACAACGGGTGGGCAATTTTCAATTCTACCGTGCGCGGACAGAATCATTTTACCCGCCTGGCGCACCTGGCACAAACAGACCCAAAGTGGTTTTATTCCAACGTAAAGGCCAGCGAAGCGGGCGTGTTTTCCCCCGAGCAACTGGCGCAAATTAAAGCCGATTATATTGCGTCCCGCGGCCAAGAATTGGGCCTAGGGATGTATTTGCAGGAATACGAGAACGACGAAAACGCATTTGCACAAACGTTTAATTCTGTTTTTTCCCGCGCGGCCGGCGAAAAAATGCGCCAAGAACCGCCCCAACTTCCCCCGCTCTGCCGGGTGGCCGGAATTGACCTGGCACGCTTTGGCGGAGATAACAATGTAGTGTTTATTGCCGACCGTTTGACGGACCGCTCTTTGGTGGAAGTGCGCGTGGAAGCGTGGGCCGGAACGGATGCCGTGTTTACGCAAGGGAAAATTGCCGAACTGCTGTCCACTTACCACGTACACCAAGCATTAATGGACGGCGACGGCGTGGGCGGACCGATTATTGACAACGTGCGCGCGCTGTGCGTTGGCCGCAACATTGCGTTTGAGGAATACCACAACACCGCCACCACGGGCTCTTACGGGACAAAAACCACCCAAGGGTATTTTGACCTGGCACGCGAAGCGCTGAGCGGGAAAGTGTTTTTGAGAGACGAGCGCGTTTTAAGCGAATTAGGTGCCCGTCTCTATGAGTTTAACCAAAAGGGGCAGGTAGTGCTGCAAAACAAACGGGAGTGGCGTAAAGAGGCCGGCACCAGCCCGGACTTCGCAGACGCGGCTGTTATGGCCTCTATGATTTTGCCGCTGCCCAAAGATTTTAGCGTGCAGGGCGGAAAACCCGCCTTTGCGCGTACGGAATACGATGTCATTTAGGAGAAAGTATGTGTGATCCGATAAGCGTTGGATTTGGAGTTGCCAGCATGGCCGCCAGCATTGGGATAAGTGCTAAGAACGCACACGACCAACGCAAGGCCTCCCGCGAGGCACAAAAAGTGCAGGAAGATACGGAGCGTAAGCAAAAGGCGCTCTTAGAAGCCAAAGGCGCGGCCCAAACCAGCCGCACCGATACGACCGCCACCGATGAGGAACGCAAACGCCGCACCGCCGTGGCCAATAATACCGTGCTGACCAGCCGCCAAGGTGCCTTGGGTACGCCCAACACCGCGGGCACGGCTTTGTACAGCGGGATATCCTCCCGCAATACCTTGGGGTAATTATGGATATTAACGACGCAAACAACATCTTTGGCCAGTTGAAAGGCGAGTACGACCTGTGGGTGCCGCAGTGGAAGGAGTTAGCCAGTTATTTGGCCCCCACCTCCGGCAGTTTTGACGACGACGCCAAGAGCAAGCAGGGCCAAAAAATTGACGCCCAAAAGATATTGGATTCTACGGCCAGCCGGGCGGTGGCTATTTTGTCCGCCGGGATGATGAGCGGGCTGACTTCGCCCAGCCGCTCTTGGTTTGAACTGACCTTGGACGGGCCGAGCGAGCAGCAGACCCACGCCGTTAAAGAGTGGCTCCATGACGTAAAGCAAATCATTGAACGCGTGTTTGCCAAAAGCAACCTATATGCCGTCCTGCGCAATTTTTACGAAGAAATGGCCGTATTCTGCACCGGGGCGTTTTTGGTGGAAGAAGATTACGACAATGTAATACATTGCCGGCCGCTGACCATTGGCGAATTTATGTTGGCGCATGACCAACGCGGCAGAATTGATACTTACGGCCGCGAGTTTTATATGACGGTAGCCCAACTGGTGGGCGAATTTGGTATGGATAACGTACCGCAGACCGTCCGCCAGCAGTATAACGATAAAAAATATAGTGCAACCTACAAGGTACGCCACCTGATTACCCCCAACCGCGACCGCAAACCGGGCGAGTTAGGCCATAACAATATGCCCTATATTAGCGTGTACTGGATGAGCGGGCAACCGACGTTCCTGCGCAAAAGCGGGTATGAGGACTTCCCGGTTATTGCCAGCCGCTGGGAAATAAAACGCCCCAACGACACCTACGGGCGCGGCCCCGGCTGGACGGTGCTGGGCGACGTGAAAATGCTGCAAAAAATGCAGAAAAAGAAACTGGTGGCACTGGACAAAAGTATTGACCCGCCCATTATGGTATCTAACCGCGTGCAGGGAGAGATTAACTTGCTTCCCGGTGGGATTACCCGGTATAGCGATAACGCCGACGCGGCAGTGAAACCCGTCTATCAGGTAGCCGCGGACCTAAAAAGCGTGGAATATAGCATTGAACAAACACGCCAAAGAATCAGCGAGCAGTTTTTTGCGGATATGTTTTTAATGATTTCCAATGTAGATGCGGGCAAAATGACTGCCACCGAAGTGGCCGAACGCTCCCAAGAAAAAATGATGATGTTGGGCCCGGTATTGGAACGCCTGAAAAATGAACTATTGGACCCGCTTATTGAGCGGACCTTTAACATTTGTTCCCGCGCGGGGATTTTGCCACCGCCGCCCGACGAAATACAGGGGCGGGATATACAAGTGTCTTATATCTCCATGATCGCGCAGGCGCAAAAGGCTACCGCCTTAAACTCTATCCGCCAAGGCGCGCAATTTGCGGCAGAACTAGCCCAAATACAAGCCGCCGGTGCGGCCGAAGTATTGGACAATGTGGACTTTGACGGAGCCTTGCGTGAGGGGCTGGCGGCCATTGGCGCCACGCCGAAAATGATTCGCCCGGAGGAAGAGGTGCAAACCTCCCGCCAAGCCCGCGCCCAGCAGGCGCAGGAATTGGCCCAGCAGGCCCAAATTGCCCAGGCAGTACAGAGCGCCAAAACCTTGGCCAACACCCCCTTAGGAACGGGTAGCGCACTGGACGCGGTTGCCCAAGGAGCAGCCAATGAATAAGCAACTTTTGCAACGCGCGAAGGCCAAAGAAATGCGTACGTTGCGCGACTGGCGTCGCGTGCTGAATTTGGTAGAGGGCCGGCGGGTAGTGTGGCAACTCTTACTTGCCTGTGGGCACCGTCAAGAGGCGTTTGTCCCGGGCGACCCTGAGGCCACCGCCTACCATTGTGGCAAACGGGCGCTAGGAAATGAAATGGAGGAAGTTATCCGACGTGCCGACCCGCAAGCCTATGAGCAAATGCGGCAGGAGTACGAAGCAGAATTAAAGCAAAACCAAAAGGAATTAAAAAACGTGGAGGACGAAGATGAATAGATACAAACTGATCCGTATGCAGTTAGAAACTGCCGGAACCCCGGCGGACGCGGGGGCGGCAGGAACTACCCCGGCTACTGAACCCGCAGGAAACGAACCGGCACAGGAACCAGTTGGCAAACCGGCCCCGGCCACGCCGCCTGCGTCGCAGGACAATGAGCCAAAAAATAATCCGGCGGGAACCGCTCCGGCTACTGAACCCGCAGGAAACGATAAACACTCTTTACTCGGGGGAGCCCAAACGGCAGGCACTCAACCGGCCACCGGCTCCGCTGGGACCAACCCGGACGGCGGCACGCAAAAACCCGGCGACGGACAAAACGCCACGCAGGACCCGTACAAGGACTTAACCTTGCCGGACGGGGCTGCTGTGGATCAAACACAAATGGCCAAATACAAAGATTTGGCCAAAAACTTAAACCTCAAACCCGAAGCCGCACAGGCGATTTTGGACTTTGAGGCGGAACGCTTATCTGCCGGAGCCGCGGCGGCTGCCGCTGCCTGGCAGGAACAGGTGAAACAGGAACATGGCGACAAATTGCCCCTCGTATTGGCCACCTGCGCCAAGGCGATTGACCAATTTGGCGGCGACGAACTGCGCACCTTGTTGGACCAAACGGGCCTGGGGAACCACCCCTTGCTCGTAAAAGCGTTCTATAAAGCGGGGACACTGATAAAAGAAGACAAGTCCGTGTCCTCTAACGGGACCGCAACCGGCGACCTGACGTTTACGGAAGCCCTTTACGGCCGTTCCAAATAATCAGAGGTAAAAATATGGCAGTTATTGCTGATAAAATGTACAACCTCCGCGATTATGCCGCCCAGTTTGGCGCCAATGGACAAGAGTTAGCCATTGCGGAAGTATTAAGCCAAACCAACGATATTATTGCGGATATGCCCCTGGTGGAAGGCAACTCCGACGCCGGACACGAATTTGCCGTGCGTACGGGTATTCCCAAGGGTGCGTTTCGCCGGGCGTATAAGGGCATTCCGCCCGAAAAAGCCACGAGCCAAGTGGTCTTGGCCCGCTTTGGAACCTTGGGCGCGTACTCCGTCATTGACAAACTGACCGCCGAAAAGGGCGGCAACGTGGACGCCGTGCGCTCCGGACAGAGCCGGGCGATTTTGTCCGGGATGTCCAACACTATGGCCGACGCCATTATTTATGGCGGCGAAGACGAATTGGACAAATTCCCGGGCTTGGAAGCACACTATGGCAGTTTATCCGCCAAAGTTCCGTCCAGCCGCAACATCGTCAACGCGGGAGGCAACAGCGCGGCGAAGAACTCCTCCATTTACTTGGTAGTGTGGGACACCGACAAGGTGTTTTCGTTCTTCCCCAAAGGGGCCAAAGCCGGGCTGGAACGCAAAGACTTCGGCTTAGTCAACCATACCGATGCCGAGGGTGAGGAATACCCGGCCTACAAGGAATACTTTGAGTGGAAACTGGGTATTGCCGTGCAGGACTGGCGCTATGCCGGCCGTATTTGCAACATTAATACCGCCGACTTGGCCAAAGTGGACCTGGTGGGCCTGATGCAGGACTTGGAAGAAAAAATCCAAGCCACCAATGTGGGCCACCCCGTGTGGTATATGAACCGCACCGTAAGAAGCGCCCTGCGCAAGCAGGTGGGCAATAAGGCCAACGTGCAATACACACCTGATACGCCCAATGCTAAACCGATTTTGCGGTTTAGCGAAATCCCGGTGCATTTGTGCGATGCCATTAAAGACACCGAAGCCAAGTTAGGAGCGTAATATGAGAGACGAAACCTTATTCTACTCCAAAGAACAGGCCGTTACGGCCACGGCTAACTCCACCAATGTCCTTGATTTGGGCGGCGGCGACTTGGTACACGGGTTGTACCTGGTCTTGCAGGTCGGTACGGCATTTGCCGGACTTACCAAACTGGTGGCCACGCTGGAAACTGCGGACGATGCGGCATTCTCGTCTGCTGAAACGGTTATGACGTTGCCGGACTACTCGGCAGAGAGTTTAACCGAAAACAAAGTGCTCTGCAAGGTGTGTTTGCCCGTGGGTATGAAAAAATACTCCCGCATTAAATACACCGTGACGGGCACGGGCACCGCCGGGACCATGAGTGCTTTCTTAATGGACAACCCCGGTATTGGGCTGTAAACAAAATACACAACCCCGGCCGGAACAAAAACGGCCGGGGTACAGGGGAATTATGGCAAACGACATTTCTAAAACCGCTATCATTAATTTGGCCTTGGCCAACTTGGGGCAAAAACTGGTACACGACGATGCCGAGGATACCAATACCGCCCGCACGGCACGGCTGATGTACGATTTTGTCCGCCGCAATTTACTGCGCGCCCACGACTGGGCTTTTGCCTTGCGCTGGGCCGATTTGGCCGCACGCGATGTGGAAACACCCGACCTTAAACTGCCGTATGTGTTTGCCCTGCCGGCAGACTGTATTTTTGTTAAGAAAATTTCTTACAAAGACGTGCCCCCTGGGCACCAAATCCCCTATACCCTCTTTTATGACAACCAGGGCAATAAACTGGTGGCGTGCCCCTACGGCGGTGCGCGGGCCTGCTATGTGGCGGATGTGGAAAATACGGCCGTATTTGACCCCTCTTTTGTGGCCTGCTTTGCGCTGCTCTTAGCGGCGGAACTGGCCGTACCGATAACAGGCGACAGCCAACTGGCGCAACTGATGCTGGCCAAATACCAAAGCAAACTGGACGAAGCGCGGCAGACCAACAAAATTGAACAGTTTGAAATGCCCGAAAAGACCAGTGCCTTTGTGGAGGTGCGCTAATGCCTGTACACATTTTACAACCCACGCTAAACGGCGGCGTGGCCGCACCAGGGCTGTGGCACCGGGTGGACCAGCAGAAATTTTCCACCTGGTTGCGCGAGTGCGTAAACTATTACGTTTATCCGCAAGGCGGCGCGGCTAACCGGCCCGGCACTATAATGCTGGCCACGGTTAAGAAAACTCCCTACACCTATGAGGCCCCCATGCCGCTTTACGCGTGGGGTATGAGCGGGTATGAACAGACCCAAGGGGTGTATTACACTGAATCCGAAACGCCGCAGGCGGGCTGCCCGGTTTATAAAAATGACGAAAAAACACCCTCCTTGAGCGCGACGTCCTTTGATTTGCAGGCCAACCCTGCTACCATGACGATAACGGACGGCTCTTTGACCTGGACCGTCCTGCGCCAGCCCACATGGGACCAAGAACGAACCGTACAAAAAACCGCTTACCAAACCAAAAAAGCACGTTTGCTGCCGTTTGTATTTTCTAAGACACAAGCCTACTCGCTGGAACTGGGCGCAGGATATATCCGCTTTTTTAATTCAGACGGCCAATTATTAGACCAGCACCATTTGGTGTATGAGGTAGAAACCGATTTGGCCGAAGCAGACTTGAAAGATTTGTACTATTGCCAAAGCGCTGATGTGATGTATTTTGCCCGTAACGGCAAACGCCCCAAACAGTTGGAACGCTACGGCCACACGGATTGGAAGTTTTCCGACTACGTTTTTTTGTATGGGCCGATGAAACTGTCCAACAAAGACGACGGACTTAAAATCTCGGCCGTGTATAACCAAAACTTGGCCAAGTTTTATTTAACGTGTGCCAATGATGTATTTTCGGCCGGCGATGTGGGCGCGTGGTGGAAGTTGAAACACCGTCTGCGGGCCGTAAACTTTGCCCCACAATACACCACACAACAAAACACCTTGTCAGACGCTATGCTGGTAAGCGGTGAACTGACCGTACAAACCACCGGCACATGGGGCGGACAGGTGGAACTGCAATACTCCGCCGACCCCAAAGACGAAAACTCTTGGCTCCCCCTACACACGATAAGCAGTATTATGTACCACGACCAAGCCGCCGACCAAGACGTAAACAGTTTTAACGCCAATGACGTGGTATCCGTGCCGGCCGGGCTATGGTGGATCCGGGTAAAACCGAGCGTAAACAATGGCCGTTGCTACCTGCGCCTGGACTGCGAAGCGCAGGAAGTGGATATTTTTTACAAAATAAGCGAGTTTATCTCGCCTATCAAAGTGGCGGCGGAACTGGTAAATAACACCAAAGATTTAGAAACGTATTTTTCTACGGGCCGGGAATACAAAGACTGCATCCCCGTATTCACCTCTGCTACCGCGCCCGCCGGCACATTTACCAGTTTGCAGGCTGATGCCTGGCACGCCTTGGACGGCACCACGGACACCTATGCAGAAGTGCCCAAGGACGGCAGTTTGGGCTTTACCTATACCTTTCCGGCCGCAGTAGTAATTACATCCATATCCGTGCTGGGCTATGGGATAGACGAACCTTTTATTGCCAGCGGGGTTTCCGGTGATGATACCCAATTTTTGACTTATGACGACACAAAGGCCTTTAATATCCGCAGTGAAGAACGCGGCAAAAGCGTATGTTTTACCGCCGGCGGACAAGAACGCACCAACACGTGGCGGATTTTACACATTAACCCACAGGTAGCCAACAGTATTACACTGGGGATTAACAACGGCAAAACGAAAGATAAATACCTGGTGTCTTTTGTAGTGCGCGGCTACGATTACGAAGCCGGAAAAGAAATTACCATTAACGCCACCAGCGAGTGGAGCGAGGGCGCTTGGAGCACCAAAAACGGTTGGCCCGCCAGCGTTTGCCAGCACGGCGGCCGCTTGGTGTGGGGCCAAAATGACGGCGTACAGGGTACGCGCATTGGCGATAATCACTCTTTTGCCCTGTCGTCGCCGTTGGAGGACAGCGACGCAGTATCCACCACGCTCAAAGACGAGGGTGTCAACGCCATTAATGCATTAGTCAGCATGAAGAGTTTGGTGGCCTTTACGGCGGGTGGCGTATTTGCCTCTAACGCGGCCGTGATGACCCCCACCGATGCCGGAATGCCAAAACAGTCGGCCGAGGGCGGCGCTAATGTGCGCCCGGCCGTTATCGGTTCGCGCGTGCTGTATGCCCTGCCCAAACGGACCAAACTGCGCGACAGCGCGTATGATTATTCTACCGACGCTTTTCACGGCGACAACCTGTGCTATATTGCCGCCCACTTATTTGATAACGATAAAATCTTGGAAATGGCTTACCAGCAAGAGCCGGACGGGCTTTTGTGGGTGCTTATGGAAAGCGGTAAACTGCTGTGCCTGACCTATGTGCACGCGGAAAATGTCTGCTCGTGGACGGAAATGGAAACGGACGGACGGGTGGAGAGCATTTGCTGCATACCGGGCCAAGGGCGCGACGAATTATTTTTAATCGTCAACCGTGACGGCACGCGATACGTGGAAAAAATGGCCGACCGCTTGGCCAGCAAAGAGCCGGCGGAACAATACTTTGTGGACTGCGGCCGCACCTACCGGGGCGAGCCCACTACTACTGTAAGCGGACTGGATTATTTAGAGGGCAAAGAGGTATCTATTTTGGCCGACGGCCAAGTAATACCCCGCCAAACGGTACAAAACGGCCAAATTACGCTTTCCGCCCCGGCCAGCGTGGTGCATGTGGGGTTGCCTTACACAGCGCGTCTGCGTACGCTAAGCGGTGATATTACCACAGACAGCGGCAGCGTACTGGCAAAAAAGAAACGCATTACCGGGGCGTTGGTTTGCGTGGTGGACAGCCGCAATGCCCGCGTAGGCACGGACCCGGACCATATGGAAACCTGGAACCCGGAAAAGCCACTTGCCTATAACACCGGGAAAGAATTAGTTAGCGAAGACATCCGCTTCACCTTTGCGGGGCAATATGAGCAAATGCCCAGCGTGATCGTGGAGCAGCGGGACCCGCTCCCGTTAATGATAACGGCTATTGTGCCGTGTGTAACGGTGGGTAATTTATGATAACCATTGAAAGAACCAAAAACGAACACATCCGCTTTGTTTCGGCGCGCCTGCGTAAGGGCGACAAATTGGAACTGGAACACGCCGGAAGAAAGGATTATCAAGCGGCGGTAAAAGAAAGCGTGGCTGTTAGCCCGTTTGCCTTTACGGCCCTGCACAATGGGGTGCCTATGTGTTTGTTTGGCCTACGGCCAGACGGGTTGCTGTCCCGCCGGGCACGGGTGTGGCTGTTAGGCACGGGCGAAATAAATACCACCAAAAAAGACTTTGTAAGAACCTGCCGAACGGTGGTGGACGGACTCTTGGATATTTACCCGGAACTATACAACGCGGTGGATGACGGGTATCCGCAAGCCAAGCGGCTGCTTCAATTTTTGGGGGCTCGGTTTACCCGGAAGGTATTTGCCAAAACAGGAAAGCCCTTTATTTTGTTTGAAATACGGAGGAATCAATAATGTGTACTGCCAACAACTCGGCCGCCAAAGGCGCGGCCGCTACGCAAACGAAAACACCGTTTTATAAGAACCCACAATTTTGGCGCGGTGCCGGGACGGGCCTTGCCATAGGCAGCGGGATTATGGATGCCTCGTCCGCCCTTTCCAGCGGGCGTGCTGCGTCCGCCAAATACAATGCCCAGGCGTTTGCCGAAGAAAGCCAAGCGGCTTTGGACGAACAGACAGCCGCACGGCAGACTACGTACGATTTACAGCAGGCGGCCGATCAGGTAAAACAGGTCCGCCGGGCAGGGCGCCAAACCTACGGCAAGCAACTGGCCGCCGCAGTAGCCAGCGGAATGGATTTGTCCAGCGGGTCTTTTGAAGATACCGTAAATGACAGTTTGCGCGCGGAGCAGGAAGATATGGACTATCTTAAACGCACCGTATCTACCCGCGCCAGCGAACGGGCCTTGCAGGCACAATTAAACACCCTTACGGCCAAAGGGCAAGCCGAGCAAATGCGCATTGCCGGACGGGCCGCCAAAAAGGCTGCACGGCTTAATAGTTATTCTTCGCTGTTATCTACCGCGGCCAGCGTGGCCGGGATGTGGGGAGGCGCTAAATGAAAGTACCGCAATATGAAAACCGGGTAGCCCCCGGAGCCATTACCGCCGCACGGCCGCAAGCCCCTACGCCCGTAAGCGGTGCGTTTGGTGAAAAACAGGCACAAGCCGGGGCACACCTGGCGCAAGCCGTGGGCCAAATGGCGGGCGAAATGGAACGCTCCGCACGCCGCTTTGAAGTGCGCAACCGCAACTTGCGCTTAACCTCGGCCCAGTTAAACTGGCAAAAAGACAATGACGAGATTTTGAACGGGAAAATCGGCCCGGACGGAAAGCGTGTAGATGGCGGGCTTTTGGCCAAACAGTACAATGACGCTGACGGTATTGCTGAGGATTACTCCGGCCGGAAAAAAGAACTTATGGATAAACACCTCGCCACCGCCGCAACGCCGGAGGAGTACGAGGAATTACGCTTGTACTTTGAGAAAGATTTTCAAAACAATTTTGACCGCGTAACACAACACCAACTCAAACAGCAACGCGCTACGGACGATCTTTTGACAAAGGCCTTTACCGAGGATGCCATGCAACGCGTGGCCGCCAACCCGGAAACCTTAAACGAACAACTAGGCCTTATGACCGAAAAGGCAAAGGCCAACTGGACGCAAAACGGCCTCCCGCAACAAGTACAGGAGGCGAACTTGTACGTACTGAACGGCCAGGCAGTAAGCACGGCCGTAGGCACGCTTTTGGAAAGAAACCAAACCGAAAAGGCCGCCGAGGTATTAACCGTCAACCGCGACAAAATAGACGTAAAAACAGGCCGCGCACTTGCCAAACAAGTGAAAACCGCCGTTGTCAACAACCTAAAAACGCAATTATGGAACGAGGCGGGCCAGGTACGCACGGCCACGGGTGAGGTGGATTTGAACTACGCTAAGCGTGTGATCGCCGCCACTGGGTATGAGCAAAGCATACAGGACGATTTGCTCAAAGACCTACAAGCCCGCATGGCTGACGAAAAGCGTTTTAAGGAACAACGCAACCGTGAACGTGACGAAAACTTTTACACCGCCGCCGATAAACTGGTAAGCGGCGCGGGCACCTTAGAACAGGGCCTCAAACTGGCCGCTCAGTACGCCAACGACAGCAAAGATAAATTTACCAAAGAAAAATTTATTGAAACGCTTTTTAAGGAGCACTCTACACGCGGCCAGGCCGCACACAGCGACCCGGAGGAATACTTGCGCTTGTGGAAAGGGATTAGCGACGGAAGTGTCGGCGAGGACGAAGTACGTGGCAGTTTTACCAACGGCCGCCTAAACGCAAGCGACTACAAAGCCCTGGTAAAAGAGTGCTACAAAAGCACCGATGAAAAACAGGGAACTTCTTTTGTGCTCAAACAAATTGAGGCCGACGCTAAACGTAAAATAAGCGACCCGGCCGACCGGGCTATGTTTATGCTGGAAGTCAAACGGCAAAGCCAGGGGAAAAAGCCGGAGGAAATGGTAAGCATCGCCAACAGTTTATTACAAAAAACGGGCGGCTGGTTTAGCAAAGAAAAATACCTCGCTACCTCGTCTTTGAACTTAGAACAACAGCGCGTCATGGGCGACTATATGCGCTCCTACCCGGACGGCGGGAACTATGTAAAACTGATTTCCCAGGCCGTACGCCAGGAAAAGGCCGATCCGTCCTTTGAGTGGGGTGAGGCCGATTTGGAGGACTGGACGAAACGATACGGCGGCCAAAAACTTTTTACCGCGGGCACGCCGGAAAACGATGCGATTAACTGGATGCTTGAAAATAAAGTAGTACCTACCACGGAGGATATGGACTTTGCGATAGATTATTTTTACTCCACCCGTGGCGAAAAGAGCCCAAAAGCACTGCGCGAAAGCGTAAAACAACAAAAAGAGGCAAGAGCCGCGGCCCAAAAACTGGCCGCCCAAAAGCAAATTATGAAAGGGGTGCATTTGTTTATCAACCCGGATGAACAGGAGAATTACGATGACATTATCTAAAAACGATTTGCCGAGCGCACAAGTACCGCAAACCAACTATGACACCGCGGCCGCCGGGCCAACCTACGGCGGCTTACTGGTGGGAAATTTGCCCTCGCGCCGACACCATACCGTAACAGATAACCTGGAAAGCGCAAGCCAACTCAACCCGGATAGAGAGGCCACTGTACAACGCCTCAGCAAACAAACCGGATACGCGCCGGAATTTATCAGCGCGAACTTTGAGGACTTCCAAAAACACCAGGCCTTGCCCGGTAAGGCGGAACTGGACGTATTACAAAACGCCGCCCCGGAAACGTACTCGCTCCTTAACGATAAAGAAACCGTGCCGCTTATCCAAGACGAATATAGGAAAATGGGCTTTTTTGAGCGCAACTTCAAAATGGTGCTCAATGCTTTTAAGAAGTCCTGGAAACAAGACACCTTGGCCGATTTGCGCATTAGACAACGCCAAAACGATTTACAAACAAAAACGTACAGCAACGAATACGACGACGAAATTTTGTTACTGGAACGGGAAATAGCCGACTTAGCCGCTCCGTCCGGGAACGTAATAAGCCGTGCGCCGTATCACGCGACGGAGTTTGCTACGCAAATTTTACTAAGCCAGCCCGATGCTATTGCCGGAGCGGCCGGAGGAGCGGCCGTAGGCGGCGCGGTAGGCGCAGGTGTCGGAGCGGCCGGGTTAGGTGCCGGAGCCGCGCCGGGTGCTATTACCGGGGCCACGTGGGGCGCACGCGGCGGATATGTGGCCGGAATGGCCAAGTATGCCAACGATATGGAGGGTGGGCTTGCGTATGGTGATTTACGTAATTTGCGCGACGCAAACGGCAACCCCGTACCCGTGGAACTTGCCGACAAAGCAAGCCGGACGGTGGGCTATATTAACGCCGCACTGGAAACGGCCGGGGATTTAATCTTTATTGGCGGCGTGTTAAAACCCGCCGGGAAACTGGCCGGGAAAATAGGGAGCAAATTTGTAGGAAAATCTTTGTCAGGCGCGCTGGGAAAAACGCTTGCTAATGTGCCGGGAGCCGAGGGGCTTATTAAAATCATTGAGGGCAACCCCGCCGCTTTTGAGGGGCTGACTTTGCGCCAAACTTTTGCCAAAGCCGCTAAGCAGTGGGCTATTACTACCGCGAGCGAAACCGCTACGGAATATGCGCAAAACGTAGTGCAACTGACCGCCGAGGAAGCCGCCAAAGCCGCGAGCAAACAACCTTTTGAACGCCGCACATTTAGCGGCGTAATGGGTGAGAGTTTAGAGGGTATGGATGAGGTAGCCGTCGGCTCCGGCGCATTAGGGCTTATTGGTTTTGGGGGCAATTTCCACCGCCACATGAGCGCCACAAAAGAGGCCGCACGCGTAGGCCAGTTATACAAACAACTTGGCGAGGGTGTGAAAGAATTAAAACTTACCGAACGCTCCCCGGATAAGGCGATCTCCTTTTTAGCCAGCCAAACCAACGGCACGCCGATAGAAAATGTATATATTCCTATTACGGCTATTGACCGCGTGGCCGAGGAAAACAATATAGACCCGCGCGAGTTTTTACAAGCCATCGGTCCAGAGGCCGCAGGGCAATACGACGAGGCAAAAGCCACGGGCGGCGATATTGAAATTAAAACCGCCTCCTGGGCCGTGCAAAGCCAGTTATATAGCAAACTGACCGGGAAGCCGATATACGAAGCCTTAGAACGGGATATTAAGATTAGCCCGGAGGGCCGCACACAAAACGAACTCGCCGCCGAGGAACAGGAAGTAGCCAAAATCGTCAACGAGCAAGCCGAACAAATGCTCAAAGAGGGGCAGATTAAACAGGACGAATTAGACACCGCCACGCAAACCTGGACGAATGTTTTGGCCCAGTCCGTACCTCCGGCCGGAATTGAGGCCGAGGAGTGGCAAAAACAAGTAGAGGCCAACGCACAACTGATGGCGCGCATGTCGGTAGTGGAGGCCAAAAAACGCGGCCAGGACTTTGCCGAATTTGCCGAACACTTGAACTTGCCGACTGTGCAAACGCAACTTGCGCCGGAACAACAACAGGCCTTTAACCAGGCAAAAGAAGTGTACGCAAAAATCAAAGACGCGCTCACCCAAAACGAGGAAACCTTAGCCGCCCAGGAAAAAGGCGGTGCTACGCCGATTATTGACTATTTGCTCAAACATGGCGGCGTGGCAACGGAAAATACCGACTGGGCCGGGGAAACGGAAAACTGGCGGCGCAAGGAAAGCAACATTTACGGCCTGGTAAATAATAAAAACGGGATGAAACTTTACGAGGCTGCCCTTGCCGTGCAAGAATACTTGGAGGAAAACGGCTATGGCTCACTTATCAACTTAGAGGACACCGGGGCCACTACGGCCGACGTGCCGGATTTAATAGCGGCCGTAAATGAGGAAGTGGGTAAATACACCCCCCTTACCAAACGCGACCGCTACAACAAGCGGCTTAATGACATTTTGAACGTCAATAGCGGGCAATTTAAGACACTTTTTGAAAAAGAATTTGGCGAAAAACTGCCAGACCGCGGAACGCGCGCGCTTAAAAACTTGCACTACTTTTTACTGCGTGAGGCAGTAAAGGACGGAATGAAACCGAGCGAAAGCGTACTGGCCGAGCATAACATTAACGCCGAGGCACTTACGGCCGGAAGTTTTGATTTTGCGCAAGAAAACGCAAATGCGGATTTATTTCAAGAAATCAATGCGCTAAACCAATTTGACCCTAATGCGCCCGATAACTCTTTTGTCAAAAGCAAATGGGGAGGTGTGGCACATGGCGTGATTAGCCCGGAAATTGCACAAACCGCAAACATCCAACCCGGCGAAATCCGCGTGTATAACTCGCTACTCAAACATTTGTCCGTTGTGAAAAAAGGCGAAACTATGAGCCGACTGGAACAAATAGGCAAACTGGGCTATGATAACCCGATTGAGTTTATTGACGGGGTTATGGAACGGCTAGCACTCATCCAACGCGGAAATGACGGGTCTTTACTGCTGACGGGAAAGGTAGGACTAAACCATACCGTGGCAATTAAGTTAGAACCGGGAAACGGTTTTTATAAAGTCACTACGCTTATGCCCCGGCGGAAAATTGACAATAAAAAGACCGTTTGGGAGGCCGCCTTACCTCTCCGGGAAAACTCCCGGACTACCGGCGAAATCGGCTCCGCAAAGGAACCTATTGGGCCAAACGGTACTATTAGTATAGCCAATAAAAACCCAAAAATCAAGGCCCAAAATGCCAAAACCGACCCGAACTCAGCCGCGTTTAAGAAGTGGTTTAAGAACAGCAAAGTGGTGGATGAAAATGGCAAGCCGCTTGTTGTGTATCACGGGACAAAACAGGGGGACTTTTCCAGTTTTGATAAATCAAAAATAGGCGCGCAAACCGACTACGGATATAGAGGAAAAGGTTTTTATTTTACTCCGCAACAAGAATTAGCCGCAATGTACTCGCGGGATTGGCAAAAGTTTAAGCAAGTACCCAATGAAAACGGGCGCGTAATGCCTGTTTATCTTAGCGTGCAAAACCCGTATATCATAAAATCCAAGGACGCACATAACATGCTTTCCAAGTTTGAAAGCGAGTCGTTTACTAGAAAATTACAAGAACAGGGGTACGACGGTGTATTTGTAGAAATGGACGATTTGGTAAAAAGTTATGACGGGGAGCTGCAAGAAATAATTGTATTTGAGCCCACGCAAATAAAGTCCGTCTATAACAGGGGCACGTTTGATGAAAACAATGCAAATGTTTATTTCCAGGCCGTTTATCATGGCTCGCCACACGTCTTTGACAAGTTTGCACTGTCTGCTATCGGTACAGGCGAGGGTGCGCAAGCGCACGGCTGGGGCCTGTATTTTGCCGGAAATAAAGAAACGGCCGAACGTTACCGAGAGAAACTTTCGCGTGGTATTCCGCGCCCTGATGACGTTTTGATTTACGACGGAAAGGAATACTTGCCAGGCGATAAAAGCATTATGCGCGAGGCGTTGGATTATGTTAATGACCGTGGCAGTAAAGACAAAGCCGCCCGCGTGTTAGCAAAACTCAAAGACGATAGCGAATTTTATGCCAAGTTTTGGAAAGACAATGAAAAATACGCGGCGGAAAATAAAAAATCCGCCGAGCATTACGCCGAACTCTTGCGCATAGTAGAGGGCCTAGACCCCAAAAAGTTTACTTTCAAAAAAGGCAAACTTTACGAGGTGGAAATCCCAGAAAACGATGTGCTGTTAAACGAGGATAAAACCTTTAGCGAACAGCCGGAAAAAGTAAAAAATGCCGTCTTGGCCTTGGCCGAGGACAACGAAATTTTGCCGGAACTTACCACGCAAGAGGGACGCGACAATATGACGGGCCGCGGAATCTATGAATCCATTGCCCGGCACTTTGCCTATTTGGGCACGGACCAAGGGGGCACTGCCCCTATTGAAATACTTAATAGGACCGAATACGCAAAAGCGGCTTCGCTGGAACTCAACAAACACGGCATTAAAGGTATTTCTTACGACGGACACTTGGACGGGGAATGTTTTGTTATTTTTGATGACAAAGCGGTGGATATTCTTAACCTGTATTACCAAGAGGCCGCCGGGCGTATGCGCGGGAAGTTTAATGAACTGACCAACACCATTACGCTTACGCCGGACACCAACGCCTCCACCTTAACGCACGAACTGGCACACTACTGGCTTAATGAACGCTGGCGATTTCTAAACAGCGGGCTTGCGGATGCAAACTATAAAAAAGATTTTGAGCCGCTTGCTAAGTACCTGGATATTAAAGAGGGCCAAAAGGAACTAACCCGCGAACAACATGAGAAATTTGCGAAAAGTTTTGAGGCCTATTTACGCGAGGGTAAATCCCCCAGTTTGGAAATGGAGCGGCTTTTTGGCCGCCTACGCCGCTGGATGCTCCGTGTGTATAAAAACGTCAAAAAGCAACTAGGCGTAGAACTAAACGACGACATCCGCCGCGTGTTTGACCGTATGTTGGCCACCGAGGAGGAAATTGTAGCCGCCGAACGTGAGCGCACGTATGAGCCATTTACCAAAACTCCCGGACTTTCCGCCGAGGATGTGGCCCGGTTGGAACGCCTGCGCGAGGACGCGCACAACGCCGCCGTGCTCCAAATTATGAAAGAGGAACATGAGGAGTGGGATTACACTAATAAGCAAAAAGAAATATACGCTTACGAACGCGAATATGAAAACGTGGAAAAGGAACTTGCCGCCCGGAGTGATTACCAACTGGCCAACATTGTGGAAAGCCACTTTGTAGAAAGCCAGTACGCCAAAGACCACGGCAAAACCGACGCTAACAATTTGGCCAGTGCTAAGGAACTGGCGCACGCTTTTCACGCCAATTTGCTAAGCGAGGCCGACCGTACTTTGTGGACAGTGCTTGCTGAAAACAACGGGATGACGGCTACACAAATGGCCGAGGAGTTTGTAGCCTTAAAACCGTTTAGAGAGGCCGTAGATGACGAAACCGAAAAGCGGATGCAAAAGTACAAATTTAGTTCGGATATGCGCGACTTGCGCCGGGCACAAGCCGAGGCCTTGTCAAATGACCGGGCCCTGGATGTGCTGGCCTTAGAGCGCGACTTGTTCCTCAACTTCAAACGCACGGCCAGCGTACAGCGCGCCCAAGAAACCAAGGCCATGGCCAAAAAGGCCGCAAGAGAGTGGCTACACTCTAAGCCCGCGCGGATCGCCGCCCGCTTTTCACCGTATTACACGGCCCAAAAACGCGCCGCCACCCGCGCCGCGCGCGCACTTGCCCGGCAGGACTACGATGCCGCCGCACAGGCAAAAATGGAGGAACTTTTTAACGCGGCCGCCGCGGCGGAAAGCGTGCGTATTAGTAAGCAACTGCGCCGCTTACAGGAAACCTTAAAATACTTCCAACGCAAAAAAATCACATTGCTTAAAAAGCAAGACCACTATTTGCAAATGGCCGACTTGCTTTTCCGCCTCGGCTACGCCCGCAACGATTATGACCAGTCTATGAAAATGGAAAGTTTAGGTGAGTGGGCCAAACGCTATAAAGAACTGGGTTATGACGGTGTAATGATACCCGACTGGATTACTAACGAATCGCGCAATTTGGACTGGCGTTATTTGTCTATTGACAGTTTGCAACAAGTGGTAGATGCGCTTAAAAACATTAACCACACGGCCAATTTTGAAAACCGTTTGTTTAGTATGCACCGCCACAAAACGATTAGCGATTTGGCTTTTATGGTGTCGCAACACCTCAGCAAAACCATTTCGCAAAAAACGCGTGAAAAATTCAAAGACCAAGTGGAGCCGGAAAAGGACGGGTTTTTTAGCGGTATGGAAAAATACTTTTACTCCATGACAAAGTTAGATACCCTACTGCACAAAGCCGACGGCTACCACGATTTCGGCTTTATGTACGACCTTTTCGGCAAGCCGACCAAAGAGGCCGCCGATAAGGAAAGTGTACACTTGCGCGCGTTTAAGGATGCTTATAAAAAACTCATTGACGAGCATTATACGCAAGACGAGTTACAGGAAATTTTTACTACCAAAAAATACCACCCGGAACTGGGCGACGAGTGTACCAAAGAACGCTTGCTTGCTATGGCCCTTAACATGGGGAACGAGCAAAACCGCAAACGCTTATTTGATAATCCGCCAGTCGGTTTTAGATACCTCAAAAACCCGGACGGAACTACAAATGAGTGGACGCAAGAAAGCGTAGAACGCCTTTTACGCAACAACCTCACCGCAAAGGACTGGGATTTTGTACAGGGCGTTTGGGATTTAATCAATGAGCCGTGGGGCGAAGTGAGCAAAATGCACCAAATGCTAACGGGATTTACACCGGGCAAGGTAGAGCCGCTGTCGTTTGCTATTGCAACCGCTGACGGCAAAACGGCCCAACTGCGCGGCGGATATTACCCCATTAAATACGATTGGCGCGGGAGCCGCTGGGCCGAGCGCGAGGAGTATTTGGCCCAACCGCTCTACACGGAAAGCAACCAGGCATGGGCGGCCACTACTAAGCAAGGGCACACAAAGGCCCGTGCCAAAGACGTGCGCCAGCCCTTAGCCCTCAACCTTAACCTGGTGGAGCGGCATATGACCGAAGTTATACACGACTTGTATTTTCGCCCGGTTGTGGTGGACTTGCGCCGCTTATTAGATAACGACTATATGCGCGAAACGCTGATTAAAAACCTCGGCCGCAACGGGTACGGCTTACTCAAAGCACACCTTAACATGATAGCAACAGGAGGGCAGGAAACAAGCGGGATCGGTGTAATTAACAAAACAGTGGAGTGGCTACGCCGCCACACCACTATTGCCGTACTGGCCGGGAAGTCAAGCGTTATTATTGAAAACTTGGCCAACCCGTGGCTATTTATCAACGCCGTGGATGGCTTTACGGCCAAAGACGTACTCAAAGGCGTGGGCCTGGCCCTAAGCGAATACGGCCCGCAAAGTTTGTTAGGTATGGAACACGCCAAACAACTGCAAGCGTACGTGTTTAGCAAGTCGCCCATGATGAAAGATAAGAGCGAGAACTACGACGTTACTATGCGCCAACTGCGCAAGGCAAACATTTTCGGCGAGGATAGTATGCTTTTGGAATTTACCAATGCCGCTATGGTGGCCACGGACGATTTCTTTGCTATTCCTATGTGGGTTACGGCCTACAATAAGTGGTTTGATATGGCCACAAAAGAGGGCAAAAACGAAAAAGAGGCCGACCGTATTGCCATTGACCGCGCGGATATGCTGATTAACCGCGTGCTGGGCTCAGGCCGACGCTACGATGCGGCTGAGATTATGCGCAACCGAAACGCCATTGTGCGGTGCCTTACAATGTTTGCTACGTTTATGAACAACGAATTTAACCGTTGGAGCCGTGAAACGGGCCTACTGTTAGAGGAGCACGATGCTATCCGCTACGCCGGATTTGTGGGAGGCCGCCTCCTGGTGTGGCACACTGTGAGCCAACTACTTGCCGGGAAATGGCCGGACGATTTAAGCCTGGACGAACTGCTCAAATGGTGGTTTAGCGGCCTGGTGGATAACGTGAGCGGTATGTTTGTAGGCGTGCGTGATATTCTGCCTGTACTACTGGCCAAGGCGATGGGGTGGCAAAGTTTTGGCTATCGGCCAACCCCCATCTCCGGCACGTTAGAGGAAATGATTTTGCGCCCGGCTGAGGCCGTAAGCGGTTACGTGCGTGGCAAAAAGAAAGGCCAGGACGCAACCGAAACGGTGGCTAAGGCGGCCAGTTATTTAGCCCCCTACCCCAACCAATTAAATACATTGTTTTTCAATGCGTATGACTATGTTTTTAATGGTAGCACGCCGCGCCCGCGTGATTTGTATCGGCGGCGGCCTAAGAAAGAGAGAGGTAATTAAAAATGACCGTATCTAATACCACTACAAAAATAACTTACGTTGGGGACGGAAAAAACCGCACATTTGGGATTCCTTTCCCCATTCTATCCACCGCGGATCTGCGGGTGATGATAACCGACAGCGAGGGCGTGGAAACCAGTGCAGACGGGCAGTTTACCGTTAATATGGCCCAAAAGCAACTGACGTACCCAACGGTAGGGAGCCGTGTGCCTACGCTGTCCAAAGACTGCAAAATTACCATTTTGCGCCAAACGCCGCTTACGCAAGACATAGACCTGCAAAGCGGCCACGCATTGGACGCCGAGGAACTGGAACGGGGTTTTGACAAACTAACGTATGTATTGCAGGAACTAAGCGAAAAGATGTCCCGCGCGCTGACCTATAAGGTGAGTGAAACAAACGAACATACAGCCGAGGAGTATTTGAGCAAAATTGCCGCTTCTCTGCAAGCGGCCGCCGGCGCGGCCACTGCGGCGGCAACCGCGGCTACGCAAGCCAAAAATGCCGCGCAGGAGGTGTCTTCGGCCGTAAATGAACACAATGCCAGCCAAACAGCACACAGTGATTTGCGCAACCTTATTGCCAAGAAGCAAAACGTCTTAACAGCCGGACCGGGCGTAGATATTACGGACGATATAATTTCCATAACGGGCGCCGGTGGCGGAAACGGTGGAACGGGCATAACGGTAGATAGCACCCTGGACAGCGAGAGCACCAACCCAGTGCAAAACAAAGTGATTAAAGCCGCCCTGGACGGCAAACAAAAAACCTTAATTCCTGGGCCAAATGTGAGTATTGCGGCCGACGGAACAATTAATTTTACGGGAGACACGGGAAGCGGAAGCAGCACTGGACTAACCGGGCTAGTGGTATATAACGAGCGAGGTTATAGCAAGGCAGCCCGAACAGGCAACTTCCGCACCAATATCGGCACCCGGGAATATAAGTTTATCACGTTGGAACTGTGCAACGCAGACGGCACTGTATGGTGCACTCCTCTGCACTCCGCGGTTGGATACGGGAACAGAAGCGGAAACTTTGCCACCGTTTACTATGCAATTTCTGCCAGCGAATTTGAGGGCAATACGATTTTGGCTGACGACACTTACGGGATTAAAATTACCCTCTGGTACTAGGAGCCAAAAATGACCGTAGCGAATACAACCACCAAATTACAATACAAGGGCAACGGCGAAAACCGCATGTTTGGGATCACGTTTCCGTTGGCGGACGGCAGCCACCTGCGCCTATTTCTAACCACCCCACAAGGAGTGGAAAGCGAAATTACAAAAAATTTTGCATTTAGCGATACATTGGACAGCGTTACTTATCCGACCTTGGAAAGCGGCATGGAAGCGTTGGCGGACGGATATACGCTGACGCTTTTGCGTCAAACTCCCCCCACGCAAGAACTTGATTTGCAAAGCGGCCACGCGTTGGACGCCGAGGAACTGGAACGGGGTTTTGACAAATTGACGTGTTTGGTCCAGGAAGCGCAAGAGCAAATGGCCCGCGCCATTTGTTACCCCGTGAGCGCTGAGGAAAAACCCAGTGCAGAAGGCTTTTTAGAGCAGTTAAACGAACTGAAAGACACGGCTCAAAAAGCGCAGGCAGAGGCCCAAAAGGCTTTATCCCAAGCCTCCGACTTGAAAGACGAGACCTTGCAAATTGCGCGGTGCGCACGCAATATAGCCGGTGCGGAT